GCGAGCATAAGGATTAAGCAAACCATCAGCAGGCTGCATAGCAGGTGCCATTGCCTGAATCTCAGGATTGATGGGTGACGCCTCAGCCATCAGTTTTTGCATCAGGGCAAGTTCAACTGCTTTCTTGGCTTTGTTGTTGTCCATCATTTCTTTCCTTTTTGATTAGGCATAGGAGGGTATCCCACGGGTAATTGACCAGTGGCAGGCATATTCGGCATAAGTGCGTATTGCATTTGCATGCCAATTTGATCCTGGATCATGTCAGCCTGGCTAACACCACGTGGGGCTAACAAGCCATTAGCTGGCAGAGGAGAACCGGGAAGATTGAGCTTGAGATAAGAGTTATCGAGATCGCGAGGCATCCGGGGCTGAGGAGCATTAGGGTTTCCAACCTGTGTTTGCATGTCCTGCATTCGAATGGGAGCGTACTCATCGACATTGCCAGACATGACCTGACGCGCAGTGTCGCCAGCACCAAACTGAACAAGACCGGGAGCACCAATCGGACCACCAGCAGTACCGATTGCCGCCAGAAACTTATCAGCTTTTTCTCTTGCTCCTGCCTTCTTTTTTGCCATGTTAAATAAAAAATATGGGGGCAGTTTGACCTACCCCCTATTCTAGAACTGTATATATACAGTTATCACTCCATAACCAGGAGCTTGTTACGGAACACCTCAGGGTTCTGAGAAGCAGTGTTCAGATAGCGCCAGGCATTGGCGGGGTCACGATCGGCCAGGTTGCCGAAGCTGTTCCAGAAGTCACCAGCGTTGGCTTGAGCCTGGGGCTGGGGAGGAACGGGCATCTGAGGGCGCTGAGGGGCGACCTGCTGAGGAGCAGCGGGCTGCTGCTGGAACTGTTGACCAATGGCCTGCATTTGAGGAGCTGCGGGCTCGTCAGCCACAGGGTGAGGGCCATTCTCGCCGAAGAACTCACAGGTGTAGTCGGCAAGGATGTCAGGGTCAGTCAGGATGGACTCATAGGCCTTGTGCTCGTTGGAGAGCTCCTGAAGCAGTTCACAAGCTTGGATCAGCTGCTGGTTGGTCTGGATCAGAGCATCCTCAACATCACAAGCGTACTTGTTGACGATCGCAGCGGCATCAGGGCCGAAGTGATCGATAACCTCAAGACTTGCCTCGCTTACCCCGTTTGCCCGGAGCTGGTCCGGGGTTATTTCCAGCGAAGTTTGGGAAGAGTTGCTGGAAAATGCCGGGTTGTTGTTGATCCCAGGCGTAGAGGTCTGCGTCCCCAGGTTGTTGAACTGGGTTGTTTGTTGGGAACCGTAGCTGGCCGGGTCGATTCCCTGGGTCTGACTCGATTGTTGAGCCAGGTTGGGGAATTGGACGGGCGAACTCAGGAGTCCCACCACCCGGTTGAACGCCTCCTTGTAGGGGTTGTCCTGTTGTTGGGGCGCCTGGGGTGCTTGGGAGCTGTACTGAGTAGGGGTTGAGACCGGCGCTTGGGCTGCCATCTGGGCCGGCATTTGCGGGGCTGGGGCCGTCACCTGTTGGTAGGGTGCCACCCATTGCTGATTGGTCGAAACCACCGGAGCTTGGGCTGCTGTCTGCACCGGAGCCGCGTAGCTTGTCGGTTGGGTCGGGGATACTTGGGGTGCCGATTGGGTCGGCATTGCGGTATCGGCCTGCATAAGTTACCTCTTTTTGTAGGCTTTCGAGTGTGCGATAAAGGAAGGGGGTGAGATCAAGTCTCGGATCCGCTGCCATTGGAAGATTTGGCTGTTGCGGATGTGGTGTCCGCATTTCTTGATTGATTAGATCAATGAACGCGGAGTAAGCCCTCTGTACTTCCCCTACCACACGGAATGGGAAACCGGAGAGCATGCCCGCGATCTCATCATCCGTTTTAGAAGGGAATAGATACTTCAGTGCTTCAATGCTATCAACACCTAACTCTTGCAAGTTTCTGGTGAAAATAGACTGGTTGAGTTTATCCTGTGTTGTATCTTCATACACAGGACCCAACCAACGCCATAGGACAGTTCTGTCACCATCTGGCGCAAGACCAAGAACTCCAGGTGGAATGTCTTGTTCTTCAAGGGCCTTTTCAATTGCAGCTTCTAATTTTTTCTCATAGCGAGCTTTGGCCCGTTCATATTTCTCGATTGCTTTTTCATCAGGTTCTTCAGGAAGCTCTGGATACTTGATGCCAGTTTCGTAAGCCAGTGACTTACGGAAAATCTGTTCTTCCTGGAAGATGATTAGCTCAAAGCATTTATTAATCCCGTATGTATAAAGCTGCAAGCATTTTTTCTGAGAAGTTGCACTTACACGCCCATAAGCCGATTTGATTTCTGTGGCAGTAACATTGGTAATACTGAGGTCATCAATACCACCCAGAGCTAATCGGATTTCATTCCGCAACTGCTCGGCATACCTTGCCTGATCAGTGCTGACGGCATTTGGCGTGATAAAACCAACTCGGTCAGTTGGCTCTAAGTTTGCAATCACTCGTGGAACACGCATGCCCGAACCAGGCTTGCCGATATAGCCAGGTGAGTTACGGGTTACGTTATCTTGCTTGAAAGTAGAACTAGACAAGAAAAACTCTGATTCGAATCCAGATTGACTCGAGATGCTGGGCCGTTGTGGTGTGTCGGCACCATCTGCCTCCACAATGTCTTGTTTTGGCCGCGACGACAGCAGTGTGGGATTTCCAAAGAACGACAGGTTTGCCCTGATGTTCTTGACCATCTCGTCGTGAGCAATAATCTGATTCGCTAGTAAATCAAACTCACCAGCACCATCGGTACCAAATGCATCAGGGTTATTAAAAACTTCCACGCATGGGATAAATTCCATGGTGTTTTTGAGGACCTTCTTATCACTGAAGGCAAAGCTCATCTCAGGATTATCGAATGAGATTTCCTGCTCGCTATGATGTTCCTCAATGGTCTCTGCTGTAATGCGGAGACGCATGTAACGCTTATCGGTTTTAAGGCCTACGCCCCCAAAGCCCCGTGAGGATTTAACTTTGTAGGGGTAGATGATGATTACTTCTTCTAAATCGCCCTCAGGAGAATAGTAAGTGCGATAGGAATCCCTATCAAACCAGTAAATTCGATAAGTTTTCTGTGTGGGTCGAATATAAAAAAGACCTTTTCCGTAAGCAAGAAATCTATCCCAAATCGAATCTAAGCGTGCATCAAGCTGATTGAACTTAATTACCTGTTGGATGAAGTCATAACGCTGGGTTCCGAAGTTGTCCTGCATGGGATAGAACTCCACCCCTTGGCGGATCCCGAACATCTTCATCTGCGACAGATGGGCGTTCACCAGCATGGTGTCCGCTGGCCCTGTACTGTCGCGTGTAATTACCGACTTGAGGATAGAGTCAAGCTGTGATTTTGCACTATCGCCCATTCTGTTTAAAAGGTCTACTGATCAATATCGTACCCAGCTTCCAGCCTTTTGAAAATAATCGTGCCGTCCTCGACTTCCACATCAAAACGTTCGTTTGGTTGTAGAGCCATGTCGTGGCAAAGTTCATCTGGTAAAGGCAAGATGGCAGAACCGTAAGCATCCTGCTCAAGTTCTACTTCAAAGTAGCTGGGAGACATCGCGTGGAATATCTATAGTTTAAATCGTCAATACTCTAACTCTAGTTTTCCTCGTGTCATTAGTCCGTTGCAAAGCCAGACGAGAGCATCGACGCAGTCATCGTGTGAGCTGACGCCAAAATTGACGATCTCATCTGTAAGTGCCTGGAACTTGCGATATTTGTTGAAAATTATTTTCCGTTGCTCGAAGAGACCCATAATCCCCCGGAAACGTGCAACTTTGTCGCCCCTGAATCCTTTGACCGGATGCCAGTTCAGGTTGTAGAGGCCATGCTCTCCTTGGCAGATCCTCTTGAAGTCAGCCTCCAATGAAGCCTGGTATGCCACAGCTTCTGACCAGATTTCTACTGTATTGCCCGTTGGGAAGTACTGATCTCGTTCTTTATGGACAATTCCCCATTCCTCCATCATTTCCATGATTGCATCAAGTTTCTCGAGGTTCCCCATGATCCTCAATCGCTTGCAATCAATAATGTGAATCTTCCCTCCCACTCGCCCACCCATCACGAAGACCGTGTAGTCGTTACGTTCACGAACTCCGGCGGAAAGGTCGACACCGACCCCTAGGCAGTCGAACTCTTTGGAAATAGGTCCTTTGACAATTAGATCAGGTGAGAGCGAAAGCTCGCTCGTTTGTACAACTTGGTTTTGGTACTGGAAGCTGAAGGCGACGGGGGCTTGACGACGTCGGTCGCGCAGATATTCGAGAGACCACATCTCAGGCCAATAAGACTGTTCGTCTCCGTTTCCGTCGACGGAGATTGCAGACTGGACGATCTGCACCCAGTCGTTGGCCGGAATGAACGTGGAGTTGTGGATGTCGTCATGACGGAAGCGGGTTCCTAGACAGATCGCACGTCCACCCTCGAACATGGTTGGGACGATAACTGAATTCCAGTTGTCCTCCATAGCCTGGCGGATATCCCTGTTTTTGATATCGTCCGCACTCTTGATCGCGTCATCGATGATGCAGAGGTGTGAACGCTTGGAGGTCACAGCACCTTTGAGACCTGCACAACAGACCGTGAACTCTTCTTCACCTGCTGTCCGGATTCCGGCGAACTTCCAATCAATACTCCAATATTCGTTTGAGTTGATGCCCTTGGCGATCTTTACCGTGGGGAAGATCTCCTTGTATGCCTTACTCTCCTCAATGATCCTCTTGATCGCTGCGCTCTTGGGTCTGGCCACATCCACCGTGTAGGAGATGTAGAGGATTTTCAAAGGTCTCCGCGCCAGTGCATGCACACCAACAG